CTGTTGCTTGTTGGCCTAAAGCCTTTCTAGTAGCTGCTTCTGCAAGCTGACGATCAACGCCAGATTTAACTAAAGGATTAGATGCCGCTGCGATTTGACCTTGACTCATTCCTGATTCTGCTGTTTCAGCACCACCACCCAATAAATTTCCTAGATTAAGGCCATCTCCACCTAGACCCCGCTGTAGCATTGTAAACATTAGAGCGTCTTTAGTGTCACCACCCAAAACCTTAGAGGTGACTGCGTTCGCAATGAGGTCGGTAACTATATCACCACCAGTTAAGGCTCCTATGCCTTTTTTAACAAGGTCGCTTAGCTTACTCATATAAACGCTCCAAACATCATTTATACTTTTTTAACACACTATTCGCAGATTTCAAAGGGCACAGCATATCTTACGACAACCAACCATAAATCTTTTTGGTCTTCTCAATACGATCATCTAACCCATGATAACCGCCATTTACACGCCTTGTGATCTTTTTAATCACATCATCATTAACGCCCTCATCCGCAACATTAAACAAACCATTCTTCTCAAAGAAGAATATTGCGCTGTCCATTGCAAGCTCAGTTGCAATAGGTGATGGGTCATCTACCAAGCTATCACGCCCAATATGTTCGGCAAATGCACGAACGTTGTCCTTGCCCGTCAACTGAATGAAACCTTTTCCAGCGTACAACCAGCCGTCATTAGAGCCAATTTTATTGCCCATACGTCCGTTGTATACCTTGTTTGCCAGTTTCTGCGGGTTCATGGCATACGGTTCGGCTTCGGCCTCTGATGCGAAACGAGAAGGCCACACACGGCACATGGTAGAGGCGCGGTAGTTTAGGTTTTCTTCGCTAATCATAAAGTTGCCGCTTTCATGTGCAGCCTGACCAAGCAAGTGCGCCCCTCGCTTTGGCGACAGTTTATAATGGTCTGCAATTGCACGAGCGGTATTCGGACCAAATGCTCCATCTGCCGTTACACCACACTTGGCTTGCAGTATCTTGAGTGCTTCACCTTTAGCCATATTACTTCCTCTTAAAAAATGCTGTTGCTCCACGGATTCCGAAGGATGCACTTATTGCAATGCCCAAGCTGTAAAAGTACCAGTCTGGTGCTTTCTGGAGTTGCTCAAAGCCACGATCAACCCAACCTTCAGTGCCGGGAATAAACGCCAGTATTAATGGGATAGACAGGACAATAACGAACCATTCGTCTTTCCATGACGACTTGGACCCTTCTGCCATGATTCGCTCCCAGTCCGCTATGGAAGTTTCTTTTGAGAGCATAATCTTTGCTTTCGCTTCAGCTTCAGTTAGCTTTAACTTTGCGGAAGCAGCCTGTGCATCGGCTTTACCTTTGAGCCATCCACCTGCAAGTTCGGTTATCGGCCCTATGAGTGCTTGTAACATTTACTTTCCCCCTGTCATGTTGGAAAAACCAAAGTACGCTGCAGTTACACCTGATACTGCAACGACATATACTGCTGCTATGTCAGCAAGTAATTCAGAGGCTTGAACCAAACCCAGATATGAAGCCAAGATAATTAAAAACGGGTATCCAATCATTCCTGATAAAGCAAACCATGTCATTTTAAGTTGAGCATCACGCTTGTGGTCAGCGTCTTCCATTTTACGCCGACGATCTTCCAGCATGATATCCCGTTCATCTGGATCAATTTTTCCGTTTTCGTTTAGGTCGTAGCTTTCCTTGTTCATAACATCGCTCCGCTATCCGCTTATGGGTGGTAATTATAACCACTTTTCCGTTTTTGTACACACACCATACATTTGGCTTAATTTCTTTAAGTTCTACCACCTATCCAAATATACACCTAAGTAATAAACACACAAAACAACCACGATAGCAGCCATAGATATACCCGCAATTGTAGCTAAAAGCTCCATGCGCTCTTCACGAGCCTTTTCTGCAGCTTTTTTAGCCGCTTGACGCTGCTTTCGAGCTTCAGCTTGCCATTGCTGCCAACGGTCCCATGTGCCCGGTGGCGCATACAAGCGACAGTAGGACTCTAATTCTTGCCGCTTTTGACGTAGGTTTTCTAAGTGCTGAAACTCTTCCCAATCACCTTCAGAGCTACCCGTGATCATTGTGATCGGACTAGACTTCTTTTTATTGATTGCTTCTTTAACGTCTTCTTCTGCATTCAGAAACTTACCCACAGCCCCTATAAGACCTGCAGTCTCACGACCATTGCCGAGAGCAGTCTTAATTACAGAAAAAGCTGCGTTCGCAGCCGCAATAGACTCAAGAATAGCCATTGTTTGTGCCTCATGTTGTCGTCACCGTGACTGATCCAACCTCTCCCGTGGTGGATAAGCCCCTTACATGTGGCGCATTTGCTCTGGTTATTTTTACAATACCATCTTGCTCAAACAATGCTCCAAGTTCCAAATTATAATCATCTTGCGGTAAATCCGTTAAAACGAGCGTAGTGTTACGACCCTCTCCCGGGTTTTGCTGCTGTGCAAGATAAACAGAGAATGCACGAACAATTTCGGCAAGGTAATTCTGACTATAAAACCTTGGGGGCAAAGGGAAGTAAGGTACGTTTAGTCTACGAGACATTACCTTCTCCCGTCTGGTCTAATATCGACCCTCGGAGAGCCTAATCTCCAACCGACACCTGTGTTGTCAGAGTCCACTCTGAAGGCAAAAGATCGCCCTCTTACTCGAACGTTTAACTGATTTGTAAATTGCTCAACTGGCGTTGTAGATGAACGTTCTACAGCACCTGTATTTGTCTGCAAATATGCGCCGCCGGGGTAGTTTCTAGCTTTTACTGTAAAGTCTACAGATGGGCTACCTTCCGAATCCCTAAAAGTTATGTCTGGAAGGATACGCCTAATAAATGCAAATTGATCACCTTCACCAATATCTATTTGGCTAGATTCAATATAGCTAGTAATAGCGGCAGAAGGTGACTGACTTCCATCATCAAAGCCTGTTTCGTGGCTGTAAATAAACCCTGCTGATGCAGCCTGTGGACTAAAGGTTATACCACGGTCCATCCACGCTGTTCGTGAAAGAACACCGTAATACCAAAGATTCTGTTGATAGTTGTAGACAACATAACGATTGTTTTCGGTACTATCCGCTGATGGATAAAACCACCAAACCTCACCAAAAGCGGAATTTACTCCAGCGTAAACTTTCTCATATTGTTCAGTATTGAAATCACTGAAGATATAGTCTCTAACAGAACATGGAACACGCTGAACAGAACCAGAGTAAGAGTAGAACTCATTCAGTCCCATCCAGAAAACAGAGTCATCAACTGATACTGCTGCACTTGGCCCTGCAATTGTAATATTTTCAGATATTAAGTTAATACCAAATGTAAAAGGTGGGCCAAGATACTGCATAGAATGCAGAGACTTATCTGTGAAGACAAGAATCTGCTGTCTTGTTTCTTCTGCAGTTACAATTTTAGAACCAGTACCAATTCTTAGTTCACCAGCCGTGTTTGATGGAAGTGTTTGCCATTCAAGAGGGTCTTCTTGATCACTAAATCTAATAAGCAAAGGGTCTTGAGTTCCTATGCTTGTTTCTCCATCACATCCAAAGGCTATAACATGTCGGTCTCTGTCAGAAACCATGATCTTTTTTGCAACTGTAGGCGTTGTATTGTCGGTACTTAAACTAGATAGGGTGACAGCACGACCATAATCATCAGCAGGGTCCACAGGAACGTTAGCACTTTTGTCCCAATAATAAATGTTACCATCTCTTACATTGAATATAAGGTCTTCACCAAAGTTATCTTGCTCATAAGCTCTTAGAAACTCTTCAACACTGGCTGTAATGCTTGAAGCTGAACCCCAAGAGCCACGGCCCCAAGAGCCTGCACCCCAACCTGTACCTGTGATAGCAACGTCCAATCCTGTGTTGATTTGATATGTCCCAACAACAGACGATCCACCATTTCCTGTATCGAATGAATTAGCATTTATTTCATTGGGAGTGTAAACGCCATTAACTGAAATGTTTTCGAGACTTTCCACTTCACGCGCAAGTATTTTATAAGAGTTGTCTCCAATTATTTCAGTAATTTGATATTCTTGATTAAGAACATTAGCTGTAATTGCGCCACCAAGGCTGACCGCACCACTAAACGTGACAAAATCATTAACAGCCGCACCATGTGCGGTGTGAGCAACTGTTATCTCCGAACTACCGTCTATAGGGAAAAACGTTACATCTCCAGCCGCTGAAGTTAACCTAATAGGCGTAACATCATGAAGACCGCCGCCAAGGTCTAGATAATACTTTAAGTGCGTCCCGTAGGCCAAGTAGTTTGACCCATCCAACGCAGTAAACGAATGCAAAGACCGCGCAGAGCCTAAGAAGCTAAATGTGTTACGCTTGACCCATCCACCGATTTTTTCAGGCATACCAAAACGAAAACGTATCTTGTCGCCGTCATACCAACCGCCCTCATTGGTATAAGAGGTTGTTTCTCTATTTATACCGGGCTTAAACTGAAGCTTTTGTAGCGGCATTTATTACCTCACGGTGCTGTAGGCCAAGTAACGCTGTTGGGGAATCCTGCTTGTTGTGGTATATTTAAGAGTGCTGTCCGATAGTCACGCCACTCTTGTTGCTCGGACTCAGACAACTCTTCCCATCTCAAGGGATTTGACACCATTGGGTCTACAACATGCAAAAGCAAATCATCACGTTCTGCTCTAACGCCTGCTGCTTTCTCTGCATCTAATTCTTCTTGGGTTGGCGGCACATATGCTGCAGCATCGCCGTTGCCTTCAATCAAGTCGAACAGTTGTTGCGTATCTATTAAACTTGCAGCATCGTTTGGATCACATGTAAACGGAACCCACCCCATGTCAGGATGATTGATCTCAACGTTGATCCAACCATTCTGGATGTACGCAGCATTTCTGTATTCAGTAATTATTGTTTTCATATCAAAGTATCCGAAGCCATAAAGTTGCAACACCACTCGCAGAATAACC